TGGAAAAAATAAACTTCGATGGCTCTGGCTCTGGCTATGGCTATGGCTCTGGCGGCTCTGGCTCTGGCTCTGGCTATGGCGGCTGCGGCGATGGCGATGGCTCTGGCTCTGGCCGTGGCGACGGCGATGGTGGAGGCTTTGGCTGTGGTGATGGCGATGGCAACGGCTCTGGCCGTGGTGATGGCGATGGTGGAGGCAACGGCAACGGCGATGGCTCTGGCTATGGAAATGGCTATGGCTATGGAAATGGCGATGGCGATGGCTAGCAAGCTTTAGAACGACAAGAAAATGGATATTTGAAATATGGAAACAGTAGATTCTGGATATGACGATGTCTCTGGCTATGGCGATGGCTATGGCGATGGCTCTGGCTATGGTGGCGGATATGACTATGGCGATTGCGATGGCGACGGCGATGGCTCTGGCTCTGGCGACGGCGATGGCTCTGGCTCTGGCTCTGGCGGTGGCGATGGCGATGGTGGCGGATATGGCTAGCAAGCTTTAGAACCACGAGAAAATGGATATTTGAAATATGGAAACAGTAGATTCTGGCTATGGCGGAGGTTCTGGCTATGGCCATGGCTATTGCGATTGTTGTGGCTTTGGCTTTGGCAACGGCTCTGGACATGGCGATTGCGATTGCGATGGCTATGGCGATGGCGATGGCGGAGGCGATGGCTCTGGCTCTGGCGGTGGCTCTGGCTATGGAAATGGCTTTGGCGGTGGCTCTGGCTATGAAAATGGTGTCGGATATGGTGGCGGATATGGTGGCGGATATGGTGGCGGATACGGATCTGGCAACGGCTAGCAAGCTTTAGAACTACGAGAAAAGATGCGGAAGATGACTAATTGCACGATAGGAGACAGTGATTAAAAAGAAAGTATGCCTTGGAGATTGTATTAAAATCATCCAAGACATACTTTGGTAGAAATGACATGAGCAATTCTAATACTCATGTCGCCATAACTTATGAGATATCCGCTCTAGCTATAGCAGACCTATGAGGATAACACTCATAGATCACGCCTTATTAATTTCCCTATCGTAGGGAATCCGAAATAATAAGGCAATAGTCTAGAGTTTCTTCCAATAGAAGTAAAGTGATTTCCTCATAAGTTTTTATAAATAAAAACTTTATATCAAAAGGAAATTTTACTATGACAGATCAAGATATACTTTCAACTTACGCTTTCGCACAACCAGAACTAAAATACTTCGAGGCAATGCCTGGCATCTTAGATTATCTAACCTATATCGAAGAAGTTAAAGGCGAAGATGGGAGTATATCCTTTATTCGTAAACGATTGAAGCCTGTACACAAAGATATTTATAGAGTAATGAAAAAACTCGCAGGTGAACAGGTCTGCATGAAGGATACTGGATATATAGCTAGAATGTGTGGATGTAGTCCGACAAGCGTTATAGATAGCAAGAAAGCATTATCTCAAGCTTTTGAGCAGCTAGATGGAAACTCTCTAGTTGATATAACCGAAAAATACACGATGACACGAAGAAATGGCAATAATATCAACAAGAAGCCCGTACATATTGTTATGATCCAACCTATCGCCATATACAATAACCCCTTTATGAAAATAATCTATAACCTGAAGCATGATGATCCGAAAAGATTACCGCCTCCTCTCACTCAGATCCTCTCGCAAAAGGAGGCGGAGCTTTCAATCGAAAGGATGTCACAGCCTGGAATAAAAGAGACTGTTTATAACAACGAGGCTGATTCCAAAAATGGAAAGAGCCTAGAGGCTGATTCCAAAAATGGAATAAGCTCCCCAGAGGGCTCATTCCAAAAATGGAATGGACATAAACACCCTCTTAAACAAAAACCCCTTGTTAAAGAACAAAACCCCATGGCTAAAGCCATCCAGATGTCTTTGATAAATCAAAAAGATGTTGAAGGATGTTTTGTGTCGCAGCATAAAGCGAATGAATTTTTGCAGGTCTTGGGACTAAAGAAAAACGTGATAACAGACCTATTATCAAGATTCTCGCTTTACGAGATGATATCATCAATCTATTACCTGCGTGACAGGCTATCTACAAAAGAATTGAAGGCCTCAATATCTGGATATTTCATCAAGACATTAGAAAATAAATGGTGGATGCCAAAAACAGTATAAAGGAAAAAAATGTTTCACAATTGTAAAAATTCTGCTGAAGCTAAGAAGCTTCTCAAGAAAATTGCTAAAAGAGGTTTAATAATACCAATAAAACGACACAGACACCTATAGGTTCGAATATCATTAGTCATGTGGCACATTTTACGCCTGTAAATATAAAAGCAAGCAGAGCCGCTTAAAATGCGAATAAGGTAATTGATATAAAAGATACGAATGATTGACTTGAATAAATATTTATTGTATAATAAAATAAACAATAGGGGTAGATATGTTCGAGATGATGAGTCCAGACGCTGAACCAATGAAAAGAAAAACTCCTGAGACAATAACGGTTTCTGAGTGCTGCAAAAGCTCTGTAACAGCATGTACACCAGACAACTTTTCCAAGGTGGATAAGAGAGATAAAAAATCATTAATAATGACACTGCAATTTATATGCAATATGTGTGGAAATTATTGCAAAGTTGAGGAACAGGATATTGGTTAAAGGAATCTTTACGTTACTTCTTATATGGTCTGTCTTATCTGTTGTAATGTCGCCTATACTAAGCAGGATGTTTTTTGGTAAAGAAGATGAATACTGAGACTCTAAAATGAAACCATTACAAAGACATAAATACTCCGCTAAAAAGTCTGAAATAGATGGTATGACTTTTCACTCACAAAAAGAGGGGAGATATTATCAGAAACTCAAGCTTAGAAAAAAAGAAGGCGAAGTCGTTTTCTTTTTAAGACAAGTGCCTTTTGACTTACCAGGAAAAGTAAAGTATAGGCTCGATTTTATGGAATTTCATCGAGACGGAACTGTTCACTGCATAGATGTGAAAGGCATGAGAACCAGTGGATATATAATGAAAAAAAAGATGGTTGAGGATTTATATCCGGTGTACATAGAAGAGGTATAATGCCTAAAACAATTGATTTAATAGATCGAGTTTTCGGCAGTAAGAAGCTCATTATAAAACATATACATAGCACCAATTTGATATCCTATTCGATCGGAAAATTGACGATAAAGCTAGTCAATAATCAAATTCATTAAGAAAAGGCACAAGAATACTATAAAAATGCCAATGAAAAAATGTGCTACGTCGACATTTTGAACCCACGAAGAGGATTCTTCAATCCTTGTGCCGAACATAATAAAAAACTCTTTTACCGTTACGCCATATTCCATAAAAAGACCTCCCCTTCGTATTCGTGAGCATTTTCAATATCCCATTTATTACGGCAGCTTTCGCAGCAAAACATCATATTCGGATCAAGCCTGCTTTCGCTAACCTCTTCCCAGTCTAGAGAAAATTCGCTTTTGCAGTGATGGCAGGTTTCAAACTCTGTACGGTTATTGTACATCCATGAGTGAAGAAACTCTGTATCCGATTCAACTTGACTATCTATATTATACATGATAAATTTTCACCTTCTGTCTGTTTGTCTTGTTTTTCGGCCTCTCAGCACCCTTATGCTGAGAGGCTTTTTTATTATAACTACTCTTCTATAACGACATCAAAACCTAGTTCACTGATAATATCAAGAGTCTCAGGCATCAAAGTAGCCGATTTAGATATTTTGCGAAATAGTTCCGCTTTTTCACATACAGGATATATTCTTTCTGCACCAAAAACTTTTTTAACTTTTACTTTGATTTTCATGATTCTTTTTCCTATGCCTTTTCTCTAAATTCAAAAAGAACGCCATATAACGTTTTATATGCCACCGGATGCTTGTCTTTCATGCCCATTAACGCCATAGTTGTTATATTGCCGTCAATTTGTAAACGCTTTATAGCTATCTGTTTGCAAGCGTTAAGAAAGTCTAACGAACCTTTAGGTCCTTTACCGCTATACTTTACTGCAAGTGAAAGAGTTAATAGCACACTCTCGTTAACAGCAATATTTACGACAGATTCAATTGCTTTTATTTGATCGTTGTTCAAAGAGCTTTGCAGCTCCATGAGTTTATTGTGGCAAGCTTCGAGATCATCGATATTTATAATTGTAACGCCTTCTTCTGTCATTCTTTAACCTCGTTAAATTTAGCACTTTCTCCAAGTTCAAGAATCTTGTCTATCAATCCAAGGATATAATCGACCTTGTGAACCGCTTCATGGAAAATGCTTCTGTCTCCTGTCCTTATGTATTTGTGTACGTCGTTATAACGCTTGCTCAGTTCGTCCTCTAGCAACTCCCGAACTTCCTCGCAAGCTAGCTCATAGCCTTCCTTCAGTCCGTTATCAAAAATCTCTGTATCTCTATATATATTGTCGCTCATTGCCCTTGCTCCTGTTTGTTAGTCTGAAATGATATAAAAGAATATAATAGCAATTATTAGCCATGTAGGTATAAACATAATCGAACTCCTTATAGCTGACTCATTCGCTTGCCTTCGATTCCTCCTGACTCACACCAATTTTTATAAATATTCCTGCTGCCGTTGCAGCCTATCGGCATCTTATTATAAACATAACTGACGTATTGAAACATGATATCCCTATTGAAATCGTCCGCACGCCCGAAAGCGTCCATTAAGTCATTTGACAGTACGGCCTCAAGAAAATCGCCTGTATCCCGACCGATTCTTACATATTCGTTTAGTGACTCTATAGCCCATTCTGGTAGATTGCTCATTGTTTCGCCTCCTATTAGTTTAAAAGCCACGCCCTTTCAGGCGTGGAGAATAACTTGTTACGCTGCTTCGCTCTTTAGTTGTTTGAATTTTGAGCATATCGCAAGGTTAATCTGATTTCGGTTCTTTGCGTCCGTAGCTCTATTTTCTCTTTGTTCCTCTTCGATAGCCTTGCGTTTTGCAATATCCTCAGGAGCTTGTGAAAGGAGGCTAACAGCTCCATGTTCTGAAGCTCTTACTTCGTATGTTACATGCTTCATAATGCTTTCACGAGCTTCTAAAAGTAAGACCTCGCTTTTCTGCAAGTCATTTAATTTATCATAGTGTTCTGTCTTAAATTTTATGATTTCGTCAATATTTGAGTACAAGCCAAGGCCTATATCACGTATATGTCCGTCATTGTCCAGTGCTAAAATAGATATAGGGTCATAAGTACTTTTCTTAGCAGCACACCAGCTACCAGTTTTGGGATTGAGCGTCTTCTGTATTAAACGCCCGCCTCTTTTGTTAGTCTCAACCCAAAATTTCGCCTGAGTCTTTAAGCGAAAACCCCAGGGGTAATTTTCCGCCACATGTGCCGTTTCCTCGCTAATACATTCGTATAAATATTTCATCGTCTTTCCTCAATTGTTATTGTTTGTTTTTCTATGCTGATTAACAGTAATTGATATTACAATCCCGCTTTCTCGATAGCTGAAAGTATCCCACGGGGCGTTTTCGCATTCGTATGAATTGTACCGAAAAATATGTAAGAATCACCGCTTAGCCTATAAATTAATTGACATCGCTTTCCTTTTAAAAAACCCTCTGTTTTTGAAGCTCTGTATGTTTCTCCCGCCTCTGTTTCGAACTGTACAACACCTTGGAAAATGCTTGTGTCTTTTAACTCTCTCATCGTCTTGTCTCCCTGTTTGTTTGTTTATACACACACTATATAACATACACGACATATAACACAAGCGAAAATAGCAAAAAAGGTATAAAAAGAATTTCTTGTCATTTATCGATACTTTATACAAAATGAGGCGAACAAAGGGCGAACATATGACAGAGACAATCCTATGGCACAACGAGAGACGATTACTTAGCGATTTGATACCTTATGAACATAATCCTAGAATACTTACAAAAGAAGCAGCTAAGAGGCTAACGAAGTCATTAAGAAGTACAGGATATGCTGAAGTCATTGTTAAAAGATATAAAACTTTCTGCCTAAAAAACGGCAAAACATCAGTAATAAAGCGTAACGGCGAGGTATACGATGGCTAGGGAACTTAAAGAAGAAGACATTGAAGAGCTTGATGACCTTTGCATGCTGTCTGATGAGAAAAGGGGACGACCTAAGAAATGGACTGAAGATGTGATTAAAAAGTTTGCTGATGGCCTTTTAATATATGCCGAACAAAAGACAAGTCTTGTCCTTTCTTGCTATGCTACAAGCAAGCGAATTGATGCCGATATTTATAATAAATTAGGTAAAATATCACCATATTTTTTACGAGCCCTTAGAGCTGCAAAGCGTATAATCGGCGAGCGTCGAGAAACTGGCACGCTTCTAAAGAAGCTAGAGCCAAAGACTTACAGTATGAGCCAAAGAATGTACGATCCTGAATGGTCGAAGCACTTAGACGAGCAACTAGCTAAAGACGAGTTAACGAAAGCGAAAGCAAAAATCAAGGCTTTAAAAACTGAATTGAAAAATAAAGGGGAAATATTAGAGTATATTCAGTCTCAAAAAGCTATTGATACTGTGACTGATTAATATGCTATGCAATCTGTCATCGCAACAAAAGATTTCTTTAAGAGACGCTGATGCAAGGCTAAATATCTGGCAGGGTTCTGTACGCTCAGGAAAATCCTTTAGTGCATTACTACGATTCGTTGAATTCGCAATGTCTGATATTGAGGGTGCGATGGTCATCATCGGCAAGACTGAAGACGCTTTGAAGCGAAACATAATATCGGAATTATATCGGCTGCTGGGTGCAGACGTACAATATTTCAGTGGAAACAGAGAGCTGCATTTATGGGATAGAATGATATATGTAATCGGCGCTAACGATGATAGAGCAGAAGGAAAAATCAGAGGTGCGACGTTTGCTGGTGCATTAGTAGACGAAGCAACAACAATTCCCGAAAATTTCTTTAAAATGTTACTCTCACGATTAAGCGTTGACGGAGCAAAGCTTTTCGCAACAACGAACCCAGACTCACCTTTTCACTGGTTGAAAAAAGAATATATAGACAGGCAAGAGGAGCTAGACCTCAAAACCTTTAAATTTGTACTTGACGATAACCCTTCTTTAACTGAATCCTACAAAAATAACTTGAAGAAGGAGTATAGGGGGTTATGGTACAGACGTTTTATAGATGGCGACTGGGTTTTAGCGGAAGGGGCAATATATGACTTTTTTGATGAAGAAATTCATTGCATACAATTTCCGCCCGCCCGAGGGCAATATAATATTGTTGGTGTTGATTACGGCACTACTAATCCTTGCGCTTTCTCTCTTATAGGATATCACGGAGACAAATATCCGAATATGTGGCTCGAAAAAGAGTATTACTGGTCATCTAAGCAGCATTTAAGACAAAAAACGGATTCTGAATATGCTCAAGATCTGCTAAAATTCTGCAACGGATACAATATCAAAGCCATTCTAATCGATCCCTCGGCAGCAAGTTTTATAGCGGAATGTCACAAACAGGGAATAAGAAACATCGTAGACGCTAACAATGACGTACTCGATGGAATACGATTTACATCGCAGCTATTGACAGAAGGGACTTTGAAAATTTGCAAGGGATGCAAAATGGCATTGCAAGAGTTTCAGACTTATGTATGGGATGAAATAGCAGCTTTACGAGGCGACGAGAAGCCGAAGAAGACAAACGATCACGTAATGGATAGTTTACGCTATGCGACAATGTATTTTTACGAGCGAGGACGACAGAGTCAGACACCGGCAGAACTCACGAATAGATATAATAGATCGATGGGAATAAGCGACGAACTTTCACCATTTTTTAGAGATACATATTTGAGGTAAAAATGATTATACCTGGTTTAGACGAGAAGTATTTTGTCGACGGAGACAATGACATCAAAAAGAAGATGGAAGATTCGTATACGCAAGCACTGTCTATAAATCAAGCGTATTGGCTAGAAGCTGATATAGACGCTCGTTTCAAAGCCGGCGATCAATCGCTTTGGAATCAAGTTTACGGTTCTATGCATGGCGTAAACAAAAAGAGTTTTAATTTCAACAGAATCCGACGCATCGTCAACATGATTACTGGACATCAACGTAAAAATCGAAAGTCTATGGTTGTCGTACCCATCGAGAGTAGCGACCAAGTTACGGCAGATCAGCTAAGCAAGCTATTGTTCTGGGCCACTAAGAAAGATCATATGCTAGAAACGATATCGTCGGCTTTTGATGGAGCTGTAACTTGTGGTATGAATATGCTAAGCGTTTGGATGGACTATAGAACAGATAGCGTAAACGGTGAAGTGAGACTTGATAACGTGGGCCATTCAGGATATTTGATTGATCCTATGTTCAAGAAGCCAGATTTAAGCGATTGTGATTATTTGTGGCGTAGACTCTGGAAGTCGAAGCCTCAGTTAAAAGCTATGTTTGATTCGAGAGCGTCCGACATTGATATAATGAATCCTAGGGGCAATCGTGATGGAAAGTTCCCATATATGCTTGAGACGTTCAATGTAGGCATGAACGGCTTGCTTGCTCTCGATGAATACTGGTATATGACTACACGACCACAAAAGATCATAGAAGACGTTGAAACAGGCGATTACGTTGAATTCTTTGGTGAAGATGAAGAAGCAAAAGAATTCCTTGCGAAAGATAATAATAGGGTTATAAGAACGGTATATGTTCCAACTGTGAAATTAGTTTACTGTGTAGATGGTCAAGTCTTCTATGAAGGGCCGAATCCTTATGGACATGCTGAGTTACCCATTGATCGATATCCATTCATTCCGGTAATGGCATATTACGAGCCTGATTTAACAGATTTAAGTCTACGGATACAGGGCGTTTGCCGTGGATTACGAGATGCTCAATATCTCTACAACAGAAGAAAAGTGATTGAGTTAGACATATTTGAAAGTCAAATAAATTCAGGCGTTATATACGAAGAAGACGCTCTCGTTGATCCTAACGATGCCTTTAAAACAGGTCAAGGCAAGGGAATAGCTGTAAGACAAGGCAGGATTGGAGGAGTAAAAGAAATTCAACCTCCACAAGTCCCTCCTTCTATGATGCAATTATCTGAGCAATTAGGACGGGAGATCATGGAGATATCTGGCGTTAACGAGGAGCTTCTCGGTAGTGCATCGGATGACAAGGCCGGAGTTCTCAGCATGCTTAGGCAAGGTGCGGGATTAACGACATTACAAGGCTTGTATGATAATCTGGACTTATCGCAGAAACTTACAGGTAGTCTAATAGTAGAATATATTCAAGCAAACTTTAGGACTGGAAAGGTAGCTAGGATACTAAACGAAGAGCCATCGCCACAATTTAGACAAAAAGCATTTCAGAAGTTTGATAGCGAAGTCGAAGACGGTTTGAACACTACGACACAAAAGCAGATGCAGTTTGCCCAGATGGTAGAATTGCAGCAGTTAGGTGTTAAGCTTTCTCCTGAGGATATGATTGAAGCAGCACAGTTACAAAACAAAAGTGAAATCATCGAGAACATGCAGAAGCGTGAACAAGCACAGGGTGAGGCGAAACAAAAACAGGATGCTATGCAGATTGAACTTTTCAAGGCACAGATAAACGATTTGAATTCCAGAGCATTAGCAAACAATGGTCTCGGATTAGAAAGAACCTCAAGAATCGAAGAAAACAGAAGTCTTGCGACAGCAAGGGAAGCGGACGCAATAGAAAGCATAGCGGGTGCAAGACTGGATAAGGTAAAGGCCATAAAAGAACTACAAGAGATGGATCTTAATCGAGTACAGAAACTACTTGAGATGGTGAATTCCTTAGACGTTAGCAGCGAAGAAGGGCAGGTACAGGCCGTTGATGATTCAAAGGGCCGAATGAATGAAGGACTCTCTTTGTTACAAAGTGTATCGCAATAAATGTGTATATTAAAATATTTATATGCGACAATTAGCTACTCTCTTCATCTTATACACTGGTATAATGTGTTAGAGGTTTTACAACCTTTCCGCTATCCGGAATTTACGGATGGTTGAAGTTTCACAAAGGCCATAAAATGAAACAGAAATTTTTCGGCTCTAAGCTCCCAGAAAATGTTATTAAAACATCTTACCCTAAGCAAAGGGGTGCTCTTTCTCAAGGTAAGTATGTCGATACTCAGCAAGAAATGGACAAAGAGTTTGGCAAGGCTATTTCTAAAGTCAAGAAGTGCATGTATAAGTAAATTTTCCTCTTTATCTGTCATAATAAAGTTTCCCACGGGTTCATGCTCGTGGGTTTTTTTGTGTTGCGATACAGCAGAAATTGTTATATAATTGTTATTTACGATGCGAAATATAAGTGGTTTTACCAATGAAAATTGTATTGGTGGAAGATTAGCCGGTGGATAAAGATTCCAAAATTTAACGAAGGATACTATGAAGAAGTTTGAAAAAGACCTAGAGCGTTTAATAAACCGACATTCTTTAGAAAACGAATCTGGTACTCCTGACTATATTTTAGCGAGATATTTGGTTAGATGTTTAGATGCATTTAATATGGCGACAAAGCATAGAACGTGGTGGTTTCGTCCTGAATGTGAAATAGATGCTCCTTGCCCAGAAAATAGAGATTCTGAATATGAGACATAAAGAATAGGAGTGAAAGATTAATAACGATTATCCCGATAAAATACCATACGAAAGCTGGATAAATTCGCAACTTTCTATAGCTCGTCACTACGGGGCTATTAAGATAAACGGACACTTGTACGAATTGGACTACGATAGTTGTACGACAATAATCAAAGATGGCGAAGAGCTGTTTAAACCTGATTTAGTCAAAACGCCCGATTAATATAGTGGTAATATGGAAGATTTGTAATCTTTTCACGGTGGTTCGATTCCATCATCGGGCATTTAGTCACTTTTTATGATCAGAATATGGAAGGATTTAACATTTTATACGATCACATTTAAGGAGATGCAATGCGTAAGAAGAAAGTCGGTGAACTCACGAGTGATTTACTAGCTAGACCTAATCTGGATATTAAACAATCGCTTATGGACACCTCAAAAGAGATGCAAAAGCAGTACCTTCCAGAAATTGAAAAGTGTATTAAGACGCATGAAAAGCTGTGGAGCGAGCCGTTTTATGTCGTAGTTATCACAAAAAGAGAGCGTCTTATTGTAAACTCAATACGTCAATACTTTCTTGCTAGGCAAACTTTGCCTACTCCTGATCTTGACCAGACAGTTTTCAAATACACACCAGCTACAGGTGATTTAAAACATTTGTGGACGGTTCCCGATCATGGTAGCATCGATTACTTGATTAGAAACCGACATCTTGTCGTTAAAGCAGAACAACAGCTACTAGAATACTGCATGCTTTTCAGAAAGGGAAAGCTTGATGAAGTACATGGTGAATAGCTGTTGAGATTGACCAAATAGTTTTTATATGGGAATATAAATTTTAATTCGCATATAGGAATGTCATGGATTTAATCAGCAATATTTCAATAGTAAAAGAAATTTTAGAAGAAGACTACAGGTCAAGAGATTGCGACTTGAGTCTATATTGCCGTGTCATAGTTCGTGATCTATCAGACGAGTTAAAAGATATGAACGCTATAAGGTTTATGTCTTTACTTGCCGATAAGAAGATGCGACACTTTGAAAGTGTTCGTCGTGTTCGTCAAAAACTTCAAGAAAAATGTCCTCAATTGCGTGGCGATTTATATAATAAGCGTCATGGTATGAAGAACTATGTCAAGAATCAATTGAGATTCGATTTCTAGCCTATGGCATCCTTCAATATTTAACAATTTTGTTATAATAATTCCATATACACATTAGATGATTTAAGTTTCAGGCAGCGAGTGACACTTTTGAAAGCAAAGTGGTGGTCACTTTTCTATGTTCGCCTTCTGTTCGCTTTTTCTTTGCAAATTAAATTTTTATATGTCACCATAAATTTATATTTAATCTTGCTTCGCTGTCCGGCGTATGGACGCAAGGTTAAGTGATTAACAGCAGAACAGGTATTCGCTATACCAAGGAGTATTTATGTCAGAAGAAGACCAAACGGTGCAAGAAGCGGCATTCACCGAGCCACAAGACGAAAATACTCAAGTCACCGAAGCTAATACTCAAGAGACTGAGGGAGATCCTGCCTTACGAAGGCCAAGTGAGGATGAACAGGAAAGAAACTTCAAGAGATTGAGGGAAAAAGCTGATAGGGCGGAACGTCGTAATACTGAATTAGAGCGACAGAATTCGGATTATATGAACATGGTGAAGGAGTTCGTTTCGGGTAATAAATCCGAGAAAGAACCTGAACTAGATGATGATGATTCGGATATCCCTACTCTTGGACAAACAAAAAAGACGGCTAGGCGTGAAGCTGAAACAGTTTCCGAAAAGGTCATCAGAAAGGTTCTTGAAGAGGAAAGGCAGAAAAACGCTCCTAGCTTGCTTAAAAACAAGTTTTCAGATTTTGACGATGTTGTAAGTACAGAAAACGTTAATTACTTAATTGAAAACGAACCAGAGCTAGCTGAATCTTTAAAGAATACTCCGGACTTTTACAAGAAGGGCGTAGCTGCCTATAAAATGATAAAAGGACTGGGTATAGCTAAAAAGGACAGCGTTAATGCTATGAAGCAAGACTCAGCCAAAAATACGGCTAAGCCGGTATCCCCCAATGCAATAGCAGGGAGGAACTCAGTTGGCGATGCGAATGTCTTTTCTCGTGGCTTAACGTCTAGTCTTAAGAAGCAGTTGCAGCAAGAAATGAGTGCTGCAATCAAAGGACGATAGCTAAAGCTCTGTGTTAAAACATGGAGTTAATAATGGCAATTACAACAACTACGGTTTTGCCGGCTGCTGTTCAGCAAAGTTTCTCAATGAAGCTTTTGTCTGTACCTACTCCCTATATGATTCATAGCATCCCTGCTATGACGGACTTTATGCCTGCTAATGGCGGAACAACTCTACGACGTAGACGTTATAATGCTCTAAGCACAGCTACAGTTCCTTTAGGAAATACAGGTATTACACCACCAGCACAGCAACTAACAGCGATAGACATCGATGCTAAAGTCGATTTCTACGGCACATATGTGTATCTTAACGAGCAAGTAACTCTACAGAATCAAGATCCTGCGTTAAACTCTGCAGCTCAACGACTTGGAGTTTCTTTACGGCAAACTGAAGACGAATTGATTCGTAATATGCTTGCTTCTACGGCCGCTTTTGTGAATTCCGTAAATGGAACAAATGGCGACAACCCTACTGAATTAACACGTTCTGATGTCGATGAAGTTATTCGCACCCTTGCTGATAACGATGCGATGACTATAGCCCAAAACATTGAAGGTGATGACAAATTTGGTACTGCACCTGTAAGAGACGCATTCTTTGCTCTTACAAGCACACGCCTGATCGGTGATCTTGAAGATGTTACAGGCTTTATTTCTAAGTCACAATATCCTAATCAGAACGATACATTACGTCCTGAATGGGGTTCTGTTTCTAACCTTAGATTCTTGCTTTCCTCTATCGGTTCGGTATCGACTGCCGCATCTATGAATAGTGCAGATGTTTATAATATTTTCTGCGTTGGCATGGAAGCTTTTACGATTATTGAGCAAGACCAATACAGCTCACAGTTTATTTACAGGCCACCTATCTATGATGGCCCTCTAGCTCTGAACGCTTCTGCTGGTTGGAAGATGGGGCAAGTACCAAGTCTTAGCAATGATGCTTGGGTTATTAATCTTAGAACAACATTAAACGTATAAGGAGGATATTATGACTGCTGAAACAGAAATCATGGTCGGTAAGTACACCTCCGACGGGACGTATAAGATTTTACAGCTACCTGCTGAAGTACATCATTTCCAGATTCACAACTATACCCAGTATAGTTCTAGTGCCAGCCCCTCTGTTACCAAAAGAGCATTTTGGTTTCTTGGGATGCCATTAGACTACTACCTTGGTGTGCAAAACACCGATGGTTTAGCTACTGACGAATCTGTTCTTGGTACTACTGGTGGTTTCCGTTGGTTGGAGTCACAGCCGAACAACCTAGAAGCTGCTGGTAACGCTATAACAGCGATTACTGCTGCTAACCCTCCTGTTGTTAGTCAAGTTGCCCATGGCAACGATGTCGGAGACACTGTTCTTCTTACAGCGACTACTGGTGCTCTTCAGATTGCAGGAATGGATTTCACAGTAACGGTTGATGATAGTGCTGATACATTTAGCATCGGTTATATCGGTGTTGCGGCTGCTTTGTTTGCTGCTCCTGCTACTGGCGGAGTATCAAGAAGGGTTTCAACTCCACCGATGTTTACTCCACGGCGTAGATTTGTTACAGAGATCACTTCTGCTGCTAGTGCGGTAGTAACGATGTCTGTAGTACACGGTTATCAAGTTGGTGAAAAGGTTCGCTTTAGCGTTCCTGCTGTCTTTGGTATGGTAGAAATGGATAAGTTAATTGGAGAGATCACAGCGATTTCTGTAGCTAACAACACCATTACTGTCGATATCGATTCACAGACGTTCACTAATTTTGCTTTCCCTGCGTCTGCCGGAGTTCCATTCACGCATGCACAAGTTAGCCCTGTTGGAGACAATCCTTCTGTGCTTACAGGTGCTACTGACAACGAAGGATATCGAGCATTACGCATTGGTATTACCGTTGATGGTGCTGATGGAGACGAGATGAAATGGATTGCATTTCGAGCTGGATATCGCTTACTTGAAGCGTAAGACATAACTGGTTTCAGTTCCTAAAACTGTATAAAACCAGTCGGCCAATGAGAGGTAAGGTCGAAGCGTATAGGACGCTCCTCTCAATTTTAACAAGGAGTTTTATTATGGCTACTATAGTTCGTGGCAAATCAGAGAAATTAGAAGAGATGCGTAAAGAAGATTCAAAAATTGTCAAAGGGAAGTTTAGCTGTCATATGCCTAAAGGCGGTCAGGTAAAGTTTCCCTATCGTAAGTACAAGGGAGAACCCATCGCTAACTACACATTGAAAGATGGCGAATCATATGATCTTCCTATTGGTGTGGTAAAACACCTCAATAATTGCGGTACAGAAGTCAGCGCTCACCTTCTCGACGCTAATGGAACGCCTATTGTTGGAGTTGGCAAAAAAGATTATCGCTTTTCATTCCAAAGTTTGGATTTTGTCTAATGAGTACAAAAGCAGATTTCACTCCTAAGAGACGTTTGTTGCAAAATGTCACGAATGCTGAGATATCTACCTTTACGACTACCGAAGACCATGAATATAATGTTAACGATATCGTTAGGATTGTTGTTCCATTATCGTATGGTATGTATATTGATTTTGAGGTAACGAAAATATTAAGTGTGCCTACGTCGGCGACTTTTACTGCTGAACTTAATACGTTGCCATATTCTGCTTTTGTAGCTCCGGCAGCACCTTATACAGAGGCTCATGTAGTTCCTATAGCCGGCCAGCCAACCGATAACATAGCAGGTTAATTATGACAACATTGGCAACCATAAGAACAAAAGTTAGACGGTTGACGGCCAGTCCTTCTGAAAATCAACTAACTAATGACGTTATTGATGAGAATATAAATATAGTTTATCTAAACGATATACCACAACATCTTAAGTTGTTTAGCCTTAAAGAGACGTATTCTTTTTATACAGACCCTAATATCGATACCTACACATTAAATACTAATCCAAGTATAGACCCTTCTGCTGCTGCTGTTAGTGCCACTGCATATTATAGTGTTGAACCGCCTGTATATGTTGCCGGATATCAATCTTATTATACTCAATCGAGAGAAGAGTTTTTCAGGATGTATCCTGCCGTTAATGCCGAAGATATACAAGCTGGTACAGCAATTGCAGGTGCATATACAATAACGATTACAAATACTCCTATATTAAGAAATAAGCTTACGGTTTCTGCTTCTGATGCAGCAGGCAATAGGCTAATTGCTTATGATGATGGTGCAGGTGGATTTACTGGTGATGTCACAGCAGGAGCTATTGATTATATAACAGGTGAGATAACACTTTTAACCTTTACAGCAGCTATTCCTGCTACTGAAATTATAACAGTGCAATCTGTTCCTTACGTTGCGAATAGACCTAATACGGTTCTATTTCATAACAATATTTTCACGGTAAGACCTATACCTGATAAGACGTATCGTATAGACATCGATGCATATAAATATCCTACAGAATTTCTATCATCAGACGCAGCAGGTACTGCAGAACCACAATTTCTATGGCAGCTTTTAGCAATAGGAGCTTCTAAAAAGATCTTTGAAGACCGTGGTGATATGGAAGGTTCTCAGTCTATAAGCGGAATATATCAAGAACAGCTTTTGTTATGTCAGCGTAGGACTATAGAGCAGAATAGACCTCTACGAACATCTACGATATACGCAGGTCAAGTTGATGGTGTTGGAAATCTAAATTATAATAATTTTAGAGGTTGATATGGCTTATTTAAATAACATACCTAATGCTACGGACATGCTTGCTGTAAGTCAGAGTCAGATTAAAGAGAACTTTGCACAGCTAGAGACTCAGTTTATAGTAGATCACGATTCACTATTAGTTGCAGGGGCTACAGGAAAGCATAGGAAGATAACGCTACCGGAGTATGCCGTTGCTGCAGATCCTGTCAGTGCTGTAAATGAAGGAATAATTTATACTAAAAATAGTGGCACACAGCCAGAACTTTACTATAGAGAAGAGAGTGCTGGTGATATTATACAACTGACATCAAATGGCTATCCTTTTTCTTTTATAAAATCATTTGTTTTCATAAATGCTGCAGGCATTATTCAAGGAACGGCATTTAATGTAGCTTCTGTAACCCGTGTTGGTGAAGGAACATATAATATTGTTTTTACAAATAATCTTGCTGATGCAAATTATGTCGTAACCACTGGATATGAAGAAGCTGCTAATAGAAGTCGTGGTGTTTGTATAAGAAATAAAGTTCTAGGTGGCTTTACTGTACAAACTGTGCAAGGAAACGATTCTCCTTTAGATTTAGCATGTAATTTAGCTGTTTTAAAAATTTAATTGGAGGTATAATGCTATACCAACCTTTTTTTATAGAAGCATTTAAGACTGGTTTAGAAAAAGATAAATCTGATTTTCAGCTTTTTCCTGACGCTTTTTCTGTTCTTCAAGATGCTTTTATATGGCGAGATAGAATAGCTCGTAAAAAAGGATATGAAAAGGTAGGTCGTCTTTTAAGAGTTCTTACTGCACAAGCTCTTGGCAACACAACTGGAACACCACATACAGGAAATATAAAAACCGTTTTAGGTTTAGAGGCAAATGCAGAGATACACCAAGGTTCTATATCAATCGTTGTAGCAGCTCCAAATACAGAGACTTTCACAGAGCCGGCAACACCAGATGGAGCGCTTGTTGGTAGTGGAGGCGGCACAGGTACGGTAAATTACTATACCGGAGCTTATACTTTAGTAAGCGGTACTGGATGGGGAGTTTTTCAGGCTATAACGGCAGCTTTTGATTATGCTCCCGCCTTACCTTGCATGGGTATTTGGTTGCGTGAACTCACGGCTATTAATGCAGAGATGACAGTTGCCTTTGATACTTCTTACGTTTATTTCTGGGACACCACATCTCAAAGATTCATTGAGTCCGGTGCAGGCACGACATGGTTAGGCGATGACAGTCAATTTTTTGGTGTAATGAACTATTATAGCACTACTGCTGGTGGTGATATAATGGTTACAACGAACTTCAATAAAGGGGTAACACCAGATCCTATAAGGTATTATTCTACTTTTGCCGGAACATGGAATGCACTTGCTCCTGCTGTTGATGGTGCCGGAAATGAGATACATCAAGCTCTTATTATCATCCCATATAAAGGCCGTTTAGTAGCTTTAAATACTTGGGAGGGTGCTAACCTTGCGGCTTCTACACAGAATGCTAGAAGGGCTAGGTGGTCGCAGAATGGAGATGCTTTACAGGCTTTAGCTTGGCGTAGTGATACTGCTGGGCGTGGTGGATATATTGATGCTCCAACATCTGAACATATTATTTCCGCTTCTTTTATTAGAGATACTCTTATTGTAGGATTTGAAAAATCACTATGGAGATTACGTTATACTGGCAACGAAATTCTTCCTTTTGTCTGGGAACGTATAGATAATGAGTTCGGTGTGGAATCAACTTATTCAATAGTTCTTGCTGATAAGGCACAAATTTCTATAGGGCAGACTGGTATTGTCGCCTGTGATGCTATGAATGCTAAACGTATAGATAATAAAATACCTGATGAAGTCTTTAAGATTCATAACGAAAATAATGGTATTCGTAGGGTTCACGGTGTTAGAGATTACGATAAAAAGTTGATGTATTGGACTATGCCTACAGCAGCAAAAAACAGAACATTCCCCGATAACTTACTCGTATTCAATTATGATAACAGTTCATGGGCTATCTTTAAAGATAGTCTTACATGCTTTGGTGTCCTTCAAGAATTTGAGGATAAGGTATGGGAAGACTACCCCGATACAAAATGGGAACTCGCTGAATTCTCTTGGATAGAATCTGAATTACAAGCGTTATATCCTGCTATTATCGCAGGAAATCAACATGGATATATAGTTAAAATGCAACGCTTTAGCAGAAACGATCCCGCTTTTGCTATAACAGTTATAACAACGGGTACTCCTGTACAACTTACAATTCCTAATCACAATTTATCTACTGGCGATTATATACAGGTATCTGGAATTTTAGGCACATCGAATACTCTCAATGATATTTCTTATAAGGCAAATTATATTGACGAAGATAACTTTTCGTTGAGTGATGAAAATGGTATTCCGATTACGCTTGCTGCAGGAAGCACATATCTTGGTGGTGGTGAGATAGCCATATTACATGATTATAGAGTGCGTACAAAGAAGTTTAATTTCCTTGAAGGAGGAAAGGCGATAGGATTGGGATATATAGATTTTCTAGTCAATAAAACTTCTAATGGAGAGTTCAACATAGATATATATGCTGATAATAATGATAGCACTCCAATGAATGTTGACGATACATTTTTTAATACTACAGTGTCAACGCAGCCATACGATTCCGATATCGTAGGACAAAACAAACTTCTTCACAGATTTTATTCTTCTATGCATGTTCAATTTCTTCAATTTGAGCTTAACCTAACAGGAGCTCAAAAGATAAACGATGAGATACACGATTCAGATATCGAAATATATTCCATGACACTATGGCTTGATAAAACAGGGAGGACGGTATGACATTTCTTCCTACAAACTCACTTACATCCTATGTTCCTAGCGATATTATCCTTCCAGAAGATCCTGAAGAATTACGTCAAGAGCTTAACGATGTCCTTAAGAAAATTATAAACGCTTTAAACGATAAAGATATCGCACATTATAATAGCATTGAATCTGTTAATGGACAAAAGTGGTTAGACACAACTGATCCTCAGGTATTTAAAAATGCATTTCGTAAGGTTATTGATTTTGGGGCCTTGCCTAATGCTGCTACAAAAACTGTTGCTCATGGTATAACGTGGAATCCCAATACCGTTTTCACTCGTATCTATGGCACTGCTACCAGACCTAGTACAGTTTCCATTCCGATTCCATATAGTAGTTCAGTATTGGCTCAAAACATTTTATTATCCGTTAGTACAGCTAATGTGACTATTACAACTGCTGCAAATTTCTCAGTATATTCGACTTGTTATGTAGTGTTGGAATATTTACAATATTAAAAAAAGGAGTATACGATGCCGAAGTGGAACGAGATATTATACGGTAAAAAAGAAAAAATGCAGCAGATGCCGACGTTAACGGCTGACCAGCAGAAGTTTCAAGACACTATGTTGCGTGGTGCTACACCTGGTATGGAGTCTGGATTCGATTATCTTAATCAAATGTTGTCTGGCGATACTCAAGCTTTTGAAGCACCTATGATGCGACAGTTTCAAGAACAAACAGTTCCAGCATTAGCAGAAAGATTCGCAGGTTTAGACGCTCAAAATTCTAGTGCTTTTGGACAGTCACTTGGTCAAGCAGGAGCCGGTTTACAAGAAAATTTAGCTGCAATGCGTCAGGGTTTGATGATGCAAGCACTACAACAAATGCAAGGTATGGGACAAGCCGGAATGGGGCAATCTTTTGAACCTATTTTCAGACCAGCCTCGGAAGGACTACTTGGAAGTATTCTACCAGGTCTTGGTCAGGGCATGGGTCAAGCAGGTGGAGCTGCTGCCGGAAGTGCGATGTCTAGCGGAATGGAAGGTCTCTCTTCTCTTTTCGCATTACTTTTATAAAATAGCCTATCAATAGCATCGTAAGTATCAATAGTTTAAAGGAGTCGAAAATGGTTCAAGTAATACCGCAATCTCCAGGATGGGGTGCTAAATTGGGCGAAGGTCTTGGAAAAGGCATTGCAAGTGGAATGGATACTTTGGCGAAGGAATGGCAGACTGATAAAGAACGTAAGAAATTTAGCGAATATATGGAGAAACTGCCAAAAGACGCAAGTATTGAAGACAGATTGCTGTATATGTCGCAAGCTCCTGTTGACAATCAGTTAAAAACTAGCATGATGAGTAACATGGTTGCTCTTGATAAACAGGAAGGCCAGCAGAAGCAGAACGAAGAGTTGATGAATATGCTTATTAAAGGTCCAGGGGAATCACCTGATGAGACTATTGTAAAGAATTCTGAACAAGAAGAAGTTTCAGAAGATACTTTATCAAAACCTAAACCTAAAGATGATTTGTCTAAAAAGCTTTGGACTAAAGATCAGATAACGTCTGCTACGCTTAAGAATCCAAATGTCGGCAAGATGATGCAAGAGCAGAATAAGGGAGTAGAAAAAGAAGATATAGAAAAAAGAAAAGAGAACTTTGCTGAAAAGAAATTGGTTTTACAAGACAATAAAAAATACAGGGAAAAAATAACTTCTTCAGCAGAAGCTTCTCGTCTACAGTTTAAATCAATAAAAAATCAACAATATCTGATAGATCAAGGGTTAGAAACTGGTCAATTGACATTCGATAATATGATGACTAAACTTGGACTCGGTGGTGCTGCGTCTCCTGAAGCTCAAGCATTTCAAGCTAATACACTAAACTACATGGAAGGTCAGAAGGATAAGTTTGGTGTTAGATTGTCAGATGCGGATTTATCACTTATCATGGATAAATTACCCAGTATCGCACGAAGTGTTGACGGAAACAAATTGATATTATCTCTTTTTGAATCAGAAGCTAGATATAACTCAGCAAAAAAAGATTCCTTGCAAGAAGCCATGAAAGGTGATGTTTCTTGGGATTTTGAAGAAAATGTTGATAAAATCTTAGAACAAAAACTTGCAGAAGATCCAACAATAGAAGGCGGATTTAAAGACATCGTTGAATCTTTACATAGAAAAGCGGCTGGAACTTCTTTAGAAGCACCTAAATCAAAAACCTTTGAGTCAATGCCTTCTCCTGTTGGAAATGAAAATAAGATTCTCACAGATGATAAAACTGGAAAGCGTTGGAAGAGTAACGGAAAAGCCTGGAAGGAGATTTAATATGGCCTTTGTATTAGAAGATCTTCAAGATGTTGAAGAAGCCGACACTGATAAAAAAGGACGTTTTGTTTTAGAAGAAGAGCCAGAAGAAACAATCGAGTCATCGACAGAGTACGGTAGCAGACAAACAGCTAGAACTAGTTCTAGGATAGGTGAGACACTACTAGGGGTACCTGGAGATATAGCCAATATACCTAGTGCTATAACAGAGTATATGTCTAAGAAGGCTGGCCTTCCTACATACGAAGAAATGGTGCAACGTGGTGCCAAAAAAATAGGTGCAGACGAAGACAAGTTTGTTAAAACAAATATTCCGACCTCTAGCGAAATAAAAGAATTTACGACTTCTGTAGTTGGTGATTATATAAAGCCACAAACCGAAGGAGAGGAATTGTCCGATGAGATCACATCGGATGTGACCTCACTTCTTGTCGGAAGAAAGATGCCTACTAAGGGCGGTGTTGTTTCTAAGATGTTAAAGACGATTGCCAGACCTTTTCTTGTTTCATTAGGTTCTAACGTCGCTAAGGAAGGCGTTAAGAAAATTGGTGGTGACGATAAAGCTCAGACATATACGAAACTCGGAATGATGTTCTTTCTTGATGTATTAGGAAAAAAATCAGGTAGACGACTTGGCAAAGAGCTTTATAGGGAGGCCGAGGGATTTCTTCCAGAAGGCACTCATGTATTTACAGACGGATTAGAGAATAAACTATCAAGATTAGAATCAAGACTTTTGAAAGGTGGTTCTGCTCCATCAAAAACTCCTGTTCTTCAAAAAATAAAAGAATTAAATGGCAAAATTAAAGAGGGAAGAATAAGGGTTGACGAACTTCAGGAGTTTAAAAGAGATATAAATGAAGTGTCTGCAAGTCTATACGACTTACCAAAGGGTCCAAAAGCTAAGTTGAAAAGCAATTTCAACCAATTAAGAGGCGATCTAAAATCCACACTTGACGAATATGGCAAAAGAAATCCTGAGTTTATAAATGCTTGGAACAAAGCAGAAGAAGTGCATGCGGCTATAAATCAAAGTGTTAAAGTTCGAGAGTCTGTTTTCAAATTCGTAAAAAAAAATAAGAAACTTAGTGCTACGGCATTAGGAGCTTTCGGGTATGGATTCGGTGCTAAAGGAGCTTTAGTTGCGTTGCCAGCCGCAGCGATGGTCTATTCTTCGGAATTAGCTGCAAGAATAGTAAAAAGCCCAGAACTGAGAAAGCATTATAAAAATGTCGTAATCTCAGCGATGAAGGATGACGCTGCTAATGTATCAAAAAATATGTCTAAGCTTGACAAAGCTTTAAAAAAGGAAAATGTTGAATTCGACTTTTCTTTTGAAGAAGATTAATCTTCGTAAAAAGTGTATGGTGGTATGTCGTCGTCTTTCAATGACTTGTTGTCTTGATATTCTGAGTATGCACAGAAAATTGTTATTACAACAATCGCTGTTAGTATAGAAGCGATCATGTTGTCTCCTTTTATTATTGTTTTTTCTCGTCTTTCTGTATTTTCCGGACGCAATACATAACGAAATCTCTTATAGATACACCCCTTCTAGCTGCTTCTATTTTTATAGCTTTGTGGTCTGATTCTGTTACGTTAAATATTATTTGCTTTCTCATAGTATATACCATTAGTTGATATTTCTGCAATACTTATAGCGGTATAACAGACGTTTATCTATTTAACAATAAAAATTTAAATTACTATTAAGAAAACCCAGCCTATAGGAGGGTAAGATGACTAAAAAAAGAGTCACTAAATCATACGGACTTTCTAGTCCTTTAGAAGATAATTTTCCTGCTCCAATTATAGCAGCTAGAGCACCTACCGTAGCAGATGCAGGATATTCAAAAGGACAAGTTTGGATTGATACAGTTGGAGCTGCTGCATATACATTTATTGGCACTGCTGCAGGTGTTGGTGATTGGGATTCTACCTCTGTCGAGAACGCTTCAACTACTGTTATTGGTGTAACTCGTTTAGCGACAGTCGCTGAAAGCGTAGCTGGAATAGCGGTAAATATTGCAAATACTCCTGCTGGATTAGCAGCCGTAGCTATCGCAGGAGCACCTAACTGGTCTGAAACTGTATCAGGTATCGGACAACTATCGACCTTAGCTGAAGCTGTCGCTTCTGTAAATGACACAACTGCTATGACACCATTAAAAGTAGCTGGTGTATTTGCCGCTCCTCCTGCTCTTGGAAGTGGAACTCCTGCTGCCGGTGCATTCACGACTATAAGCACTACAGGTCTTGCAAGTCTTGGTGCTTCTGCTACAATTGTAACAGGTGCTGTAGCTTTAAGTCTTGGTGCTGATGCTGGTGCGGGTGCTATCAATATGGGAACAGGAGCTGCTGCTCGTGTCATCACTCTTGGTAATGTTACAGGAGCTACAGGAATTGTTCTAAATTCTGGTACTGCCGGTGTTGCTATTAATACAACCGGTGCTGGTGATGTCACAGTAACTTCAGCCGATACGGTTATAGTCGATTGTGCTGGTGTCTTAGAGCTTAATAGTTCTGCTGGTATTATCGGTATTGGTAATGATGCTGTTGCTCAAAATATTAATATAGGAACTGGTGCTGCTGCACGAACGATTACTATCGGTAATACTTCTGGTGCTAGTGCATTGGCCTTAGTATCTGGAACAGGTGCTATTGATGTGGGTGTTGCGATTGCTCATACAATTACAATCGGTAATGTCACAGGAGCCACTGCTTTAGTTCTTAATGTAGGAACCGGAAACTTCAATCTTGAAGGTGCTGTTGCTTCTACATACAACATTTCTGCTGCAGGAGCTAATACTGGAACGATAACAATCGGAGCCGGTACTGGTGCTCAAACGCTTAATTTAATGACTGGTGGAACGGCTGTTAAGACAGTTAATATTGCTACTGGTGCTATTGGCAATATCGTAACTATCGGCAGTGTTACTGCTGCTGCTTCTCTTGATATGCTTGTCGGAACAGGAAACTTTACTTTAGAAGGTAATGTTGCTTCTACTTATACGATTTCAGGTACTGGTGCCAACACAGGTCTTATTTCAATAGGAGCTGGAACTGGTGCACAACAACTTGACTTGATGACAGGTGCAGTAGGAGTCAAAACTGTTAATATAGCCACTGGTGCAATAGGTAATATTGTTACTATTGGTAGTGTTACTGCTGCTGCTTCAATGTCTTTACTTGTAGGAACAGGTAACTTCACCCTAGAGGGTGATGTAGCATCAACTTACGATATTTCTTCTACTGGCATTAATACTGGTACTGTAACTATAGCTTCAGGAACAGGTGCTCGTACAATTGAGATCGGAGGAGGTGGTACAGGTGCTAAAACTATCAACGTTGGTGCTGCTGCTTCTGCTGATCTTATCACGATTGGCGATGCTACTGGTGCCGGAAGTCTTGATCTTGTTTGCGGTACAGGCAACTTCACATTAGAAGGTAATGTTGCTACAACTTATACCATTTCTGGAACAGGAGCTAACACAGGTCTTATTTCAATAGGAGCTGGAACTGGTGCACAAACTCTTAACCTTATGACAGGTGGAACAGGAGTTAAAACCGTTAACGTCGGAACCGGAGCTATTGGTAATATTATCACTATTGGTAGCGTTACTGCTGCTGCTTCAATGTCTTTACTTGTAGGTACTGGCAATTTCTCTCTTGAGGGTGATGTCGCTTCTACTTATGCAATATCAAACACTGGTATAAATACTGGTCAAGTTGATTTAGCTGGTGGAACTGGTGCTAGAACTATCAATATCGGTGGTGGAGGAACAGGTGTCAAAACTATCAATATTGGTGCTGGTGCATCTGCTGATATTATCACCATTGGTGATGCTACAGGAGCAGGAAGCACAGACGTTATTGCTGGAACAGGAGGTCTTACTCTTAATGCTGCTGGTATTGTTGATATGGTACCGGTAACAGCAAGTAATGCTGGTGTTGCTGCTACAATCGATGCTAATGTCGGTGTAAGCACTCATACAGGTCAGGTAACTGCTGCTGCTGCTTCACAGGTATTCACTATTACAAACAGCGTTTGTACTGTTGGTAGTGCTATCCTAGTTAGTGCTGCGAATTTAGGAGCCAATGACGCTCAGATGACTATAACTCGTGTCACACCTGCTGCTGGTAGCTTTACAGTGACGCTTACCAACAATGGTGCTGCTGCACTTAATGGTGATGTTTTGATTTCATTTTGGATCATAGCAGCGTAATTCTATAAGCCTTTTAAAAAAGCACCCCTAGCAAAGATTTAATTCTTAGCTAGGGGTTTTTGATTTTCTCCTAAAAGACAATCTGTTGCAAACTATTCAGTGACTAGCTCTTCTATTTTTGCGGATACTTCAGGTTCTACTTTTGGAGCTTCGTCTTCTTTCTGTTTCTCTAATGCTTTCCATAACTCTTCTTTGATGTTCGACACAACACCATAAAGTTCAGCTAGATCAGCGTCTGCTGGGAATTCTACCACAAAAGATCGTTTTTCATTTTTAACAGCTAATTTTCTGTCTTACGGTTGGATCTGATACCACTTGCATTGCATTCTCCTTAGTTTTTTGTTTTGGCACTCACCATGCTATTATGCTAATTCTATACATAAGTTATTATTATACATCAAGACATTATAGGCAAAATATTTCTTGTTTCCTATACCTTAAAAATTTAATATAACATTATGAATAAGAGGTTGCGGTGTGGCATTCGGGAAAAGAAGTACTTGGACTGAAATACAAGAGCTTAACGGTGTTTCTATTTGGTGGCTATATACAGCTATAGGTGATCCTATTGATAAAGCTGTTAGAGCTGTTATTTTTACCAATAATACAGATATCGACATCTGGTTTTCCGACGCTCCATCTACAAAAGCCGGTGAACATACCGATATGGTGAAAGTAGCACCGTATTCATCTTCTACTTGGGATATTTCCACTCAAAGATCATTAGAAGACAAGCCTTTACTTATTTCAGTTGGTACACAATTTTATGCTCGTTCATTTTGGATGGATCATGCTAGTGCTGGCACTTGGGTTAGCGTTAGTTGCCTGACTGTAGAATCTGGTTCATAGGAACATATAGTTAGGCGTATTTTAATACGCAGACAAAACTGCTAAAAAGGGGGCAATTATGAGTTATGGAAGTCGAGCAACATGGGACTCTATAAGAGAGTTAGCATACGATAGTTTAGACACAGCGTATGTTGCTGTTGGAGCAGCGTCAACGAAAGGAATGCGTGTAGTAAAGTTCACAAACACAACAGATTTAACGGTATATTTTAGTGACGACGGTGTAGTCGATCAGTTAAAGATACCATCAAATTCTTTTGAGTTATGGGATATCACTACTAATAAGGCACTATCTGACAAACCTCAATTTGTCAATATAGGAACACAGTTTTATTGTAGATATGATGGTCAAATAGCACCGACTTCAGGTTGGGTTTCTGTAGAAGCTTTAATAGTCGAAATAGGCTCATAGGAGGTCGTTATGTCACAAAGTGGAATTATTTCAGAGTCAAGTGGTGTCGGAACAGACTTAAAAACTATTACTGGCGATTTTGGCACTGCCGTTGGTGGTGATGGTGCTAATAATATCGATCTTGTAGGCAATGGGGTTCAAGGTGTTTCTACTACCGGTGCTCCTGCTACAAATACAGTTACTATTACAATAGATAATGCGAGTACAACGCAGAGAGGTGTTGCTTTTTTTGAAGCAGATGATTTCAACACTGATGCAGGAGAAATTGAACTCGAAGATACTGTTGTAAAAAGTATTACTACACCGAGTGGAGCATTGACTCCGGTTGCTCATACCATTGAATTTGCTGATGGTGAAGGAATAGATATAACCCATGTTGATGAAATAATTACTATTGATTGTGAAGATGCTAGTACCGCAAATAAAGGTATAGCATCCTTTGATGGCTATGACTTTACTGTCGCTGCTGGAAATGTTACATTGCGTCCTGGTAGTGCTATATATTTTGTCGGCAAATGGGGCAACGATTCTGCCGATGGTTTGAATTTTGAAAGTGCAAAACTTACGCTACAATCTGCTGTGACGGCTGCACCAGCTCTATCAACAATTCTCGTTTATCCAGGAACATATACAGAGACTGTAACTAATACGGCAAACAATATTACAGTAATCGGAATGGGTAAGCCGAATTCAGTAATTCTTTCTCAGGCCGATGCTAATGTCGTGGACTTCTCTACATTCACAGGAATTCAATACAAGTATATTACGATACAATGTACTGCTGCAACAACTGCTATCAATACGATTCAGGGAACGACAGGGAATTGTTCGTTTAAAGAGTGCACCATTAAAATGACTAGTGCTGCTGCTATTGTTGCTTCTGCCCAGCCTGCTATCGGGTCAATAGGAACTGGTACATTAACAGTTATACTAGGAAAAGCTGCCTATGCACATACTGGTGCATGCGGTGGAACTGCACAAAAGGGAGCTTTTAAGGTTGCTAACGGTGGACTTATAGATCTTAAACTTATTAAAGGAATCACTATTATTAATAGTGGTACAGCTCTTGTAACTTCTCTTGGAATTGATACTGCGTCTACTGGTGTCTTTGAAATTGTCGAAAATGAGATAGACATAACAGACGCTGATGCAACAATTGTTGCTGGTTTCGCTTATCTTGGTGGAACCGGTATAGATCATGAATATAGAAGGAATACAGTACATGTTACTGTAGGAGCGGCTAATACTGGATATGGTCTTTTTACTGCCGATACAGCTTCTACTACAAGATCATACTTTAACCATATTCACGTTGTAGATGCAGGTGGAACTAGTTATGGCTTCATCGTAGGAACAGGAGCAACATTAATTTCTCAGTTTGATGATATCATTGCGGATGATGGGAATACAATTACAGGTACGTTTACACAGGTAAACTCTCCTAGTGATGGAAACTTAGAGTTAACCGGAAATCTTGAGTGCGGCACCTATACACTAGATGGAATTGCTGGATCTTTTGCTAATTCAGAAGCACAATATATGCAAGCAGGATTACAAACTGTCGATGCCGTTGCTGTAGCTATTGATACGATAGCCTTAGCGGCTAATACAATGTGTACCGTTGAGGCTCGTTTTAATGGATTCATAGACGATTACTCGGCATCATGTGGTGGATTTCTTAGATATACCGCTAGAAGGGCAGGAGCAGGAGCTGTAGAAGTTTCAGTACCTATTATCGATATACAAGAAGATAGTGCAGGAGCACCTATTGTTGATGCTGATGTCAACGGCAACAATATAAGACTACTTGTTCAAGGGATAGCAGCCGAAAATTGGAATTGGGTAGTAACATATAGCTACCACTTAACACGGACTAACGCTTAAGGAGGCATAATGGCTAAAAGTTTGCCAGTTGGACAACCTTTAGGTTATCTAGGCATAAAAGAAGTGAACCCTCCTGAAGTATACGAAGCAGCGAGAGCGCCTTTAGTTACTGACTATCGTTATGATACAGGCGATGTATGGATTGACACTTCTAATGTTGATATCTACATGCTTGCAGCTAGGTCTGGGTCAACTGCTACATGGTTACGTTTCGAGGAGTCTTTAACCTTCTCAGGAAACAACGGTCTTGAAGCAACGAATGTTGCTGGTACGGTAACGTTTGGATTTACGCCTATTGCTGTCGGCTATACAGGCTCACAAAGGGAATACGCTCAGAATGCCATACAGACAACCGATGCTACTGTAACGGATATAGTGTCTATAGTATTGGCTGAAGGGGAAATGATTTCCTTAGAGGCACGCATTAACGCTTACAGAGATGACTATACCGAAGCTTTAGTGGCTAAGGTGTTTACCGGAGCGTTTAGAGAACCTACTGGAAACGTTACAGTTCTCAATTCAAATCTTGATATATTTGAAAATAGTGCTGGTGCTCCAACCGTTGAAGTGGCTGCTGATGTTGTAAATCAGACGCTTGATATCATAGTAACAGGCGAGGTCGGTAAAAATATTTTTTGGGTAGCCACATACGAATACAATAAGTTGTTATCTGATGCTTAGATGTAAATGTAGGGGGCTTCTAGTCCTCTACATGTTTCCAGCTTTTTCTTAAAATTATTGATGATATTGTTGTTTGTTCACAATTAAATTTCTTGGCGAGATCTTTTTGCTTTTTTTTATTTCCCATGGAAACTTTTTAAATTCTTTCTGACAAAAATCACACGTGACTAACATGACATAACCATCCCAATGTTAACTCCCATTTAGAACAAGAGAAGACGCCTGGGAAAGGCGCTTTTCGGATGATCCGTCCTATCTCTTGCGTTTATATATACCAAAATTTAGAATAAAAATAAACTTCAAAAAAATGATACATCTTTAGGAGTTTCGATTTGAACGGCTTTGTAAACAATAATTTTAATGCAGATGGTTCTGTAGCTGCTGGCACAAGCGTAACTGCAACTACTTCACTAAACGGTGCAACTGGTGCTATAACAGCACAATTAACTGCTGGTGCCTTTGACGGTGCTTATTCTGTGGGTGTATCTGGTGGATGGGTTTCTAACCTTGGCATAACTTATGCTTCAAATACTTTATCTGTAACAGGAGCAACGGCAGCTCTTAGTGCCGCTAATCCAGGATATGTGATTATGCAGGATAAATCGTCACCAGGATTATTAAAGAAATATACTGTTATAGCAAATCAAGGGTTCTTAGACGATACAGGAGCTTCCGAGATTATAGGAAACCGATTTGGGCTGATAACAGGTGTAGCTTATGCAGAAGATATTCCTTTTTTCATCTATGCCGTAACAAATGATGCAGAAACTGAAATCGCTTTTATGTGTTCAAGAGTTCCTTCAAAGACGACTTCACCAGTTGTTGCAAATATCGGAGATCCTAGTGCTGCAACAGCAGATGAACAGTATGCTTTCTTCAGCTTTGATGATATTACTGAAGCCGACTACGAATCAAATCCATGTGTTTGTATCGGCTCATTTAGAATGCGGATGTCTGCATCAGATGATTGGACTGTTCAAGCCTTGTCAATTAATGACGGAATAGGTCTATTCAACGAAACTACAGCATTTTCATATCCTTCCGGTGTATTCGAAAACGCTACTGGTACATATCTTAAGGATAACGGTGGAACAGCTCCTTTTTTTACTGATAATTTCTATAAATATACCATTGATAGGACTGGAACTTTTAAATATTATTTCGTATCGGATAAAGACGGGGGAACAGATGGGGCAGGTGCTGTTAATTCTATAATGATGCTTCCATATCGAATGGTTACTTTAGGAAGTAATATACATATTCCCGTAGGTAGTGTTATTTCAGCAGGAGGAACGGATGGATTGTTAACATTTCAAGGCTCTAATGGTTCTAATCAAATGATTCTTCTTAACTCAGCATCGATTGCATTAACAAACTCAAACTTTTCAGCAGGAAATAGAACAATTAGAGGAATGATTTCTTTTGACGTGAGATTATCTTAAAGGAGCAACAATGAGGCTTTATGATGCAGGCTTGTCAATAATCATAGCCGTTTTAGCTTTAACGGTTATCGGTTCTATGGCTCATAGAGTTTCTAATAAAGAGCATCATACGGGCAAAGAAGAATTCGCTGGTCATGACGACGCTTTTGAAGAATCTATGGAGGTTTTAGAGGCTGCATTGACTGGAAGCAGAGAAGATTTTACACCAGAATCGCCTGAGCAGTAAAAATGTGGCACAAGATGGGGAGTCTTGTGCCACTACCTATTATTTATTTTTAATTTCTGAAAATCTAAAGCTTTCCTTGCCTTGTTTCTTGTATTTTGCGAGGTCTAAAAGATTTTCCTCACATGCTTTTCTATAGTCGACTTTACTAGTAGAATATTTTGTTATTTTTAATACGTTTCCTACGATAGAGCTTCTGTTTTCGCATAGATCAACCAGCTCTTCTCTTTTAGCCTTTTTAAGGGCTGATACTGCCTTTTCCTGCTCGTCTAGTGCTAGTATATCATTCGCCAATTGAATAGCATCAGCATCGCTTATATGCGACCAGTCGGCATCTGTCAAAGGAGGTTCTTTATCCTCTTCGACATATTTCCAAAACTCTAGAAGTTTAGGTATCAATTCATTGTCTATGAAGTCATCGTCTCTATGAATAAATTTATCTAAGCTAACCCCATCTTGATATGCAGATAGATATCCAATACTTGAGCCAACGACACAATATTGATGCTGAATCTGAACCCAATATTCAGGATATACTTCTCTTATCTTGTCATTTAATATGGCATCAAACATCTTTTTGCCTCTAGGACACTTAATCTCGACAAAACCACCACGTCCATCCGTTACTCCATCAAAAGAAGCCCTTATAATAGGGTACTTATCGTGTTCAGCACATAACGGCTTAAACTCTAACTTGTGCTCTTTAGAAAAGATTTCTAGTGCCTCTCCTTCAAGATCGATACCTCTTTGCATATCGGCATTGATTTGGGTAGGGAATCCCCTACCAGTTTTATCTTCCCATAGCTGCAACGGTGTCTTGTATTTAGAAAGCCCTAATACAGCAGAACTCTCTGATGCTCCTATGCCTGATTTTCTCCATTCTAGCCACTCGTCCGATCTCTGATCTAATTCAACTATTTTCATTTTGCATTCTCCTTATCATCGATTAGCTTATGAACAGTTTTAATTATAGTCGCATAATCTGTTAACATTATTTTGTTAAACTTTTTGTATGTCGATAGCATTCTTGCCCTGATATCATCGTGACCGTTGATTAGCATCTCTATAGCGTTGACTTGATCTCTTGTAATATATGAATTAGCATTGCCGTCATCGTCAGCTTGAGATATTCCAAGTATGGCAGCGAGGCTATAGCGACGCAAATATGTACAAACTCCACCGATTCCTTGTGGATCTGCCTTTGCAGGAACACATCCTATAGTAGTCTCAAGCCATTCGCCACTGGAATGAATTACCTTTGTAGTGATAAATGTTCGTTTCTCGTTACCTGATGGAAATTGCATGATAGCAATCTCATTATTTACTAGAGATTCCCTTGAAGCCTCGATTATTGAATTTAAATCAGCAAAGGTTGATTTAAAGAATGGGTTCTTTTTATCTTTTATAGCAGAACCAAACTCTCCTTGAGCCTTTGATAAGGCAAGAGCTAATTGCCCTATTCCTTGAGAAAAAGATTCCTTTTTAACGATGATTTCGTTGTCTATATTCTCAAGCTCTCTACTTTCTTGTGCTTTCATTGTGTGCCTCCTATGGCATTTTTTCTTTTGTCTACAATATACAATATTCGATGATTTAAGTGAAACATTTATTTATATAAAAAAAAGTTGCGAATATGGCATAATATATTGTAATAAATACAAATATAATTTATATTAGTGATTATTTATAGGAGGGTGTATGAACCTTAACGAGTATGTTAAATCCAAAAATCTAACCCAGCGATTGATGGCTGAGAAATTGGGAATTACAATAACTCACCTTAGAATGCTGATGATCGGCAAGAGTTCACCAAGTAAGAAACTTGCAATCTTGATCGAGTCTGTTACTGAAGGAAAAGTTACTAAAGAAGAAGCCATTTTTTTAAAGATTTAGGAGATGTATGAGTATTGCTGAATTGAAAAAAGTTCTAAGCGAAGACAAAACTATGTCAGACGAAAACAAAGCGATAACGCTTAAAAGAGCAGAGGCATCCGAACAAATAGCTGCTAAAATCAAAGAACTTGATCTTAAGCCTACAGATATAATTGATATACTCATAGGAATGGCTTGTGGTGTTACAGGAGGGTGTATGCAACCATTTAACGCTATAGCATATCTTTTGAAGAGTATGTCAAATTACTACGATTATTATGAAGTATCGAGACATGCAATGGAGGCAAACGTTGAAGATATCAATTCTTAAGTACCATAAATTTCCAGAAGGGAAGGTGAGAGGGGTTTCTGATATCGGAATCGATGTTGACGGATACCAGTTAGTTGTTAACGGAGTTAAGGTTGTAGAAAGCGATAACGACAAACGTTTTTATGCTATGCCACAGCGTGATTATATAGACGAAAATGGAGAGAAAAAATACACCAGTATATGCGGGTTTTTCACTAAAGCCGGATATCAGGATTTTCATTCGTCTATGACTTCAGCTTTTAAAGCGTTTTTTTCTAAAAAAGCACCTGCAAACCCAAAAAAGCAGGATACTGCATCACAACACAGCAATTATAATTCAGAGCAAGAGGATTCCTTTGATTCTGTACCTTTTTAGGAGACTATATGTTCGAATGGATTCCAATAGAGCTTAGGATGCCGCACATGTACGACCTTGTACAAGTGCTTTACAAAGACGAAACGACACAATTTGTCTGGCACACAGGACAGGGTTGGGATGGTGGCCGCCCTATAAGTAAAGAGGAGGTAATAGCATGGAGGAAACCTAATGCAAAAGAGAGCTGATACGAAATCATATCAATAACATATTGATACGAAATCATATCAATAATAAGAAAACGGATATGGTAAAGAATATTTAACAATTTGAATAAAAGGAACGAGATGAAAAACATAATTGAAATTGATGGAATCAAATATCAGGCTATTAATACGAACGAAGACGGTCTCATGGATTACGTTATAGTGCGAACGTATTCGGCTGGCGTTTTTGCAGGATATCTGTGTGAAAAAACAGGCAAGGAAGTCACTTTGAATAACGCAAGACGACTCTGGTATTGGGAAGGTGCCTCTTCATTGTCACAACTTGCAATGGAAGGGGTGAAAAAGCCAGACAAATGCAAATTTCCCTGTACAGTTGATCGAGTCACTTTAACTGAAGCTATAGAAATTATTCCTTGTACAGAAGAAGCAAGAAAGATAATTGAAGAAGTTCCAGTATGGAAACAGTAGATTCTGGCTATGGCGACGGCTATGGCGATGGCGATGGTGGAGGCAACGGCAACGGCAACGGCTATGGCTATGGAGATGGCTATGGCGGAGGCGGTGGCGATGGTGGAGGCAACGGCAACGGCTATGGCTATGGAGATGGCTATGGTGGCGGATACGGATCTGGCAATGGCTAGCAAGCTTTAGAACCACGAGAAAATGGATGGTTTAAGTATGGAAACAGTAGATCCTGGCTCTGGCGATGGAGATGGCGACGGCTATGGCGACGGCTATGGCGATGGCGATGGCTATGGAAATGGCTATGGAAATGGCTATGTAAATGGCTATGGAAATGGCTATGGCTATGGCTATGGAAATGGCGATGGCTGTGGCTATGGCTATGGAAATGGCTATGGCTATGGAAATGGCTCTGGCTCTGGCTCTGGCGATGGCGATGGCTCTGGCGATGGCTCTGGCTCTGGCTATGGCTATGGCTCTGGCTCTGGCTCTTAAAGTATCGGGGTGGTCAGAAA